AAACCTACTTTTTCTAATTCAATTTGTAGGTCATCTAATTGCATTTCCATATGAACAGCTTGTTCGATTGATTTCTTAATTAACTTTTTCTTTTCTTGTGAAAGTTCTTTAAAAATCCTGTTATATTCTGAAATTCTCTTCTTTTTTAACTTTTCTTTTTCTTCATTTGCCATCTCCCATCACTCCTTTGTCAACTACACCCCTCACATGTGCGACCTGTGTGTTACACGAAACTCCAGCACCGGTGTAGAAAAAAATATTTTCACCATAAAATTATGGGGGGGAGTCAATCATTATCATGTTCATTATCATTTACAGCTACTAAATCACCTAACTCGTTGAATATCATCCCACGTGTCGGTCTAACTAATAGGCTTGCACCGCTCGTCAATCCATTAGGTGTAGTCATAGCATCTAGCTCTGCATGTATTGCATTATGACATTCAATACATAAGAACATAAGATTATCCCAACCATACGCAACCGCATCATTGTTAATGTTGTTTGGGGTTAGTGGCTTTTTATGATGTACTACCCAACGTTGTCTAGTCCCATCTACCTTATTGATACTTTTTAATCCATGGCATCTTTCACATATATATAGCTTTGATTCTGCATATGCCTTTGCACATCTTCTCCACCTATATGAATTATAGAAATTTTTAGAATACTCTTTTGCCATTTTTTAAAATATCCCCTTTTTTTCTAGGCCACTACATTTTATACATCATATCCCATTGATCTACGATTAATTGCATATGCTTCATCATATGTAATACCTTCACGCTCTGCTACTTTATTTAAGCAATCATCTTTAGTTGGATATTGGCCACTATGTGTATTGATATGGCATTGTGTACAGAGTTGTATTAAGTTTTCCTTAATATCTCCACCGCCACTACCACGTGTATTAATATGATGTGGTTCTATATTCGTTCTTTGTCCGCATATTTCACAATATGGCTTGCGAACTTCTTGTATTGTTTTCTTGGATGTAATTCTTTTATGCTTCATCAATTCCCTCATATAAACTAAAAAGGACTGCATCATACTGTGTTGTGCGACCTGTGTATGATGTAGTCCTTAATAGTGTGTAGTTTTTCTAGGAGGCTTGTTGAAAGTGTTCTCTTCATCCATGCCCACATACAGTATCTCATATATTGAGTGTCAAATAATAGCAACCTTTTTGTAAATTTCCTCAAAATTTTTAATTGCTCTTTTATGTAAGTTATGAACATTCTGCCTTGAACAATCTATTAGTTCTGCAACCTTTTCCCATGTACATCCATTAATGTACCTATCTACTAAAACAATCCTTTGCTTAGTACTACAAATTTGATTGATCATAAATCTGGCTCGCTCTCTCTCCTGTAAGTAAGCACTCCATTCTTTCATAATCTCTTCTGTAACCGCATCAAGATTTGCAACTTTATCCGCAATAGTAATTGGTTGCCCTCCACTTACTTTATCCTTACTATAATCAATGGCTTGTAGACTCATGATATCTTGTCTTATTTTAAATATTTCTCTCTCCTTACACCTTATATTCAAATCAGTATCACGTATCTGATTTAAATATTCTCTTCCAGTCATCGGATATTATCTCCCTGTTCCTTTAATTTATCGGTCCATTCTTTCCATGTATATATTGGTATCCCTTTTGCTATTGCAAATGACCATTCACCAATGCATCCTTTAGATGTTTCCCATTCCCCACATAATACTAAGGCATCACATTTATTTAGCATGTCCAAACATATTTTCAAGCCTTTGGAATACTGTGTATCAAAGTACAACATGCTGAAATTGTGAAGAGGTGATAGATATGTGTTGTTCTTATCTAGCATTACTAAGTTTTCCATAATTGTATCAATGGAATACTTATTAGCTTTATCTCCACCAAATGGATGCGCTACATAAATTAATTGGTTTTTAATCATTCTCTTTCCCTTCTTGTACTAGATCATTGATGTGAAATGTTTCACCCTCAACCGCATCATCTTCCAATTTTTCTTCCCATAATTTCCCCTGCGCGCGTGCACCTCTTACAAATAATTCTATTTCTTCTGCTAATGGAATAAGCTTTTCTGGCGCTTCATCTATTACACTTAGCCATGATGTGCTAATTGTACATTCATCTCCATACTTATTTGTGATTATAAGCACATACTTTGCTTTCGTAATAACCTTTGGCATTTCCTTATGCCATTTAAAGCTAATAGATTTAATTTTTAGCCACTCTTCTTCAAATAGTTTGAATACTTTAAATGTTTCAATCACCAATGCTCTTGCTTTTACATATGCTTCTAATATCTCTGGCCTAAAATCGTCCTCCGTACTTAATTGATATGTTTCAGTAATACCAGCATTATTTGCTTTCTCATACTTTACTTTCTTTTTATCCCCAAACCCAATGCTTAGTATCCTCATTTTTCTTTCCCTTTCTTATAGTTTTCTCTTCGAAGTTCAAATCTTTGTTTTTCTTCACATTCCCAATCACCGCATATTACCTTACGTGTATCATTTGTATAGAACTTCTTTCCACACTGTATACAGTATCTTGTGTATTTAAATGCTTTTTCTAATCGTTCAAGACGCTCTAGCTCTATTTGTTCCTTTGTCTTTCTAGGCTCTACTGGTTTGCCTGCTCTACAGTTTGGACACCATGTGCTATGACTATCTGGTGTAAATAACCTATCACATCTATGACACTTTCTTTGCATTGCTCCTCCTTATTGTTTAAAAAACACTAGCCATATTGTTTTCCCTCTGCGTTGCCCAATAATTGGCTCACATGGTAATAGCCTTTTTACCTTTGGCAATGTTATTTGTTCTTCATTCCATTTAAATATCATTGTTCCATTCGTTTTAAGTACTCTCCAACATTCTGCTAGCCCTTTCTTTATATCTTCTTTCCAGTCTGCCCCTAATCGTCCATACTTCAATTTCAAATATGACTCATCACCAGCTCTTAATAAATGTGGTGGATCAAATATAACAAGGTGAAATGTTTCTTCTTTATATGGCATTTCTCTAAAATCTGCTATTATATCTGGCTTAACAATTAATTTCCTACCGTCACAAAGCGTTGTTTCTTCCGTCCTATTATCCATGTAAACAGTATTTTCATTTTCTTTGTTAAACCAGAACATTCTTGAGCCACAACATGCATCTAAAATATTTTTATTATCCATAATTTTCTAAGAATGTTCTTCTCCTCATATAGTTTCTATACCATTCTTTAATTGCATAATATTCTTCTTCTGTATCATATGGTTGTACACACTCTTTGATAACATATTTCTTTATCTTACTTGTATTCACTTCTATAACTTGGTTCGTTTCACCCCACCTATTACAAATAGTTAGCCAGTTCATTTTCTCTATGTGATCATTAACAATTGGCTTTAATGATTTAAAAGGTTTCTTGTACGTAGCTAATTCATGTTTTCCATATATCTGTGTCCAACCACTTACTTTATTATCATCAGCCATTGTTATATTTAACCTTACCCATAAATCTAACTTCATTTATTAGTCCCTCACAGTACAGCTATATCCTTTTAGCTTTCTCATTCTGTGTCTAATGGTTCTTACATTATCTCTAATGTATTTACACGCATCATTCTGTATGTTCTTTTGCTCGTTATATTTATCTATCTTCGCTCTCCATTGAATATAGCTTTCACATCTACTGTGGCACCCTACTTCTCTAAATTGGCACTCTCTGCATGGTGGTTTCATAATAACTCCTTACCCTTTGGTAAAATGCTTTGCTTTCCTTACATAGGTTTCTTCTTATTCTTGCTTTTAGTAGTTCCTCTGACGGAGTAAACACATAACCCCAGTATGGTATAAATACTAGTTTTGCTTCTTTTGTTCGGCATTTTACAATATGATCAAGTGCTTTACATACATTTCTGTATCTGTCATTCATGCTCATATCCCTCTAATCTATTGCCTATTACTTTTACTTTCCCATTATTCAATACAAATGCTAAGTCAAAATCTAATACCGCATCATGTTGTGGTGTGTCCTGCTGGTTGATTGCTTTGCATCTCCATTGGTATTTATCCACGCTGTAATATACTTCCCCTACCATTGGTTTATCTTGTATTGATTTACAATCAAACTCTATATGGTCCTTTTCGTATATTCTTTGCCCTGTATTGTCTTTTGCTTCGCTTCCTCTACATAGTGTCCCGTCCTCAATAGGTACCCATGCATATGTATCATTTTCTACTGATAGTAATCTTATTTGTGAGTAGCTTTGCTTTATTTCATCACTGCTTACCCATTCTGACCTGTTTAAGTTCTTTCTTAGGCCTTTATATACTAATGGCTTCATGCTACCTCCTCACATATGGCATTAATCCCACGTTTCTTTAGGAGTTCATGTATCATCAGTCTACCTTTTTGTGTCCATCGTGTTGATACTTTGCACTCTAATCTCCCATCAGTAGTCATATATGTATGTGTCTTAGTCTTTGTGTACCCCTTATGCATTAGATCACTGTACAGAATCCATTGACCATTTACGCTACGTTGAATGTGTGCTTCATGGAGTATCTTGTTTAATGCAATCGCACTTAATCCATAGTCACAGGCAATCTGTGTTACAGTCATTGCATTTTGTGAGCTTAAAATTTTATCTACGTAGTCAACCTTTGGCTCATATTCCGCTATTTGTTGTTTCTGTTGCTCAATGATAGCCTTTGATTGGTTATGTGCTTCTACTTCGTCTGCGTATAATCTCAATGCTTCTGGTAGTGTCTTTGGGATATGTGGATCATAGCTCCCTGTTTTTCTAATTTGTGGAAGCACTTCACTAGTTACCCAGCGTTTAAATTTCTTCGCACTTGGCATCTTTGATTTCAATATCAAGGAATATAACCCAGACTCATTGATTAAATATGTTTCCCTCTTT